GCGACATGCTCTGCTTTTGCGTTGTTGAAGAGTCTTTGGACTTGGTTGTTTGCTGAGAAGAAGATTGTGCCACCTAATGTTCCAGCACTTGTGAAGCGTTATGATTTGCCCCCAGCGGCGGCAGCTCGGCTTCATCAGGTGTTTGCGACAGATGGCACAAAATCGCTTCTTGTTCAGAGTATGGCTTTGAATGAGCAGGATCCGCGACAATTTGTGGAGTTGGTTGCGCGTCTTGAGCGATTTACTGGTGATGATAAGGAGATGTTGTTGTCCAAGTTGAATGAGTCAGTTTATTTGAGTGCGGATGAAGATCAGGTTTGGGATTTGCTTAGTCCTGAGCTTGTTGGTGAAGTGTTTCAAGCAGTTAAGCGTGTGTGTGCTCATGAGGTGAGCGTTGAAGGTGCCTACTCGAATGATAAGGTTGCTGTGAGAAGAATCCTGCGTAACCGTAAAACAGTTGCAAAGGAAGGAGCTTATAGTGATCCTAAGGTTGTGGTGAGGCGTCGTCAAACAATGCGCTCGCAAGTGCGTGTTGAGGGAGTTGCTCTGCCTGTTGAACAGAAGGTGAAGCTCGTAAAAGCTTTTCCTGTCTTAAAACAAGTGGTGGAGACTCCCGAGAAGGAAGGATTTACTGATCCTTCCGCTGCCGTTCTCGCGAACAACTTGGTAAAACAGGTTGGACGCGTTACTTTTGAAGTAGGCAAGTACCGAAATGAGATGAACTTTGTGCCCCTAAAAGGTACATATGTTTTGATGCCTCGGCATCTTCTCATTCCAGAAGGTTCCAATGCTTTTCCGAGCTCTGGTATCCTTCTGTTTCAGCAATATACATCTGCTGGTACTAAATTCAGTAAACCCGTGCCCTTTTATCCAGAAGAGGCGGCGTTTGTGCGTAAGCACGAAGTACTTGAGTTTGGCGTAACTACAACTGACCCTTGTCCTGATCAGACTAGGGGACGACGTTGTGGTTGCCACATTTACGACTGGGTTGTTTATGATGTTCGTAAGGCCTCCGTAGTAACATACGGAGATATGACGAACATGTTCATAAAGGACAAAGACGTTTTTGGTGGAGCCCGTGAGGGTTCGCTTATTGTCAAGAGGGATCTTGGCATTACTCAAGTACAGCTTCATGATGTGCGCGCTATCGAGAGACCGGTGGCGTTGCGTACACATGAAGCGGGGGGTGTTGATTTACTTGTTGAGGGATGGAAATATACCGCAGGCACCCAACCAGGTGACTGTGGTTCCCCCCTCATAGTACATGACACGCATATTCAACCCGGCAAGATTATTGGTATTCATACTGCCGCTTTTAAAAGTTCTGCTGGTGCTTATGCGACGATAGTAACGCAAGAGCTTCTTGCTATTGCTATGAGTGATTTAGATCCCACCATAACAATATCTGAAATACCACAAATCGAGGGGTGTGTGAAACGCGAATTCATAACTGGAAACGTGTTACCCCTTGGTACTGTGGCGCTTCAGAAGGCTGTCTCGGTTCCGACCAAGACAGACTACTATCCGTCCCCTATTCAGGATCAACTACCGATTCTCAAGGAACCGTCGATTCTTAGTAATAAGGATCCACGTTATCTTGAGAAAGAAAATGGTTGCGTTTTCTCCAATGCGATGCAAAAGTTTGGAGGCGAGCGGGTAACACCGAGCGCCGAAAATATGCAAAGCCTTGAGGAGGCAGTGAAGTTACTTGATCAGTTCTTTGCTGCTTTCCCTCGTAGGGAGAAACCGAGAGTTTGGACCCTTGACGAAGCCGTAAATGGTGTCGCCAAGGTTAATCGAATTAATGTCCATTCGTCTGCTGGTTGGCCTTGGGTTTTGCCTTCGATGAAAGGCAATCACAAAGGAAAACATGCTTACATAGATAACACAGGTGAAAAACTTGTGCTTCGTGAAAACATGCAATCTGCTGTGATTGCTCGAGAAGAGCAAGCCCGTAGAGGCATTCGTATCCCTTCAGTGTGGACTGCGAATTTGAAGAATGAACTCAGACCATCTGAGCGCGTTCGAGCTGGCAAAACTAGAGGGTTTGTTGGTTGCCCCCTAGATTATACGATTTTGTTTCGACAATATTTCGGTGCGTGGATTGATTTCATGCATCAGTATTCTATCAAGAACATGTGTGGTGTTGGTATGAATTGTGAGAGTGCGGATTTCACTGAATTGGGCCAAAAGCTCAAAGCAGTGGGAGTCGCTTTCTTTGCGTTCGACTACACCGATTGGGATGGCTCGTTGCTTGCAGAAGTGCTTTGGGAAGCTGAAAAGCTGATCAAGTCCTTCTATGGTAGCGCGTGGACCCGTGTACATGAAGTATTGTATGATGAGATCATAAATACTATCATAATCATGTTTGATGAACTGGTGATGAAACGAAACTCCATTCCATCTGGAGTTCCGTGCACTGCCGAGATTAATTGTCTAATCAACCTCATCCTTCTTGTCGCATATTATATTAAGAGTAGACCCAAGAAACCTACTGTTAGAGATTTATGCGATGAGATTTATTGCTGTGTGTATGGAGATGATAACGTGGGCGCATTAGGTGCCTATGCTGTTACCTTCATGAATCCCGAGGGCTATGAAGAGTTTATTCGCTCGTTTGGAATGACAGTTACTAATGCTAGTAAGGACGGTAAGGTCAGTTGGGAAGCGTTTGAAAATCTTACGTTTTTAAAGCGACACTTCCGCAAGGAAGGGTTGACTTATGTTCCCCTTATGGACCCCCGTACTATTTCTGGTATGGTAACTTGGCTTTCTGACCGCGATGAAAGCGCGCTGGAGACGAACATAAATACCGCTTTACGGTATATGTTTTTCTTTGGACGCGATCTCTTTGATGTCTTTAGGACTAGTATGCAAGAATGCTGCAGAAATGCATGTGTTATTGCACATTTACACACATTTGATGAATTATCAGATGAGTATTTTGGAAAAACCCGGTTTGACATGTTAGCACCATGGATAGATCGAATTTGAATATAGTGCTGTTAGAACCTTATCCCTTAGAATCATGTTTAGTTACGTTAATTTTATTAGAAGCGCCGTGACAGGCGTTAGTTTTGCTACCTTTGTTTTCCTTTCCACTTTGACTTGTGAGCTGCTTCGAGACTTCCTTCATCGGAGGGCCGAAGAGCGTTTTATCACTAGCTTGCGTCAGCAAGTTTGTGATTGTCCCCCTACTTCCTTGGAGTCAGAACTCCCTGAAGTGCAGGGTGATATTTCAATTACTCCAGCTAGTGTTTCCGATACTGCAGTTGGCACTTCTCAGAATCAGTCAGGTATTGTCTTTGATGAGACAACAGTTGTGACGTCCACTAAAACTGGACCAACTTCTAACCTTTCTGAAGCTGTTGATGATGCCTCGCAAGCAATTGCGTTGCTCAAGATTCCCGTGCGAATAGCATCGGGAACTTGGTCTACTGCTCAAGCCGTGAACACTCAGCTGTTTTCTGTTAATTACAATACAGCTCACACGTCAAATGACCGTTGGGCCGATATCTTCGGACGTTTTATATTTTATCGCTATCGCCTTAAGGTGAGAGTTGAACTTAACGGCACACCTTTTCATCAAGGTAAGTTGTTATTGTATTACTCGCCCGGTCTACCTTCTGGTGCGCAGTATACAAATTTAAATAATGTTACGTCCCTGGATCATCGATCCTTATATGCATCCTATAATAATGTCCAAGAGCTGCGAATGCCTTGGCAATATCATTTTGATTTTGCTAGAGTCGACCCTAACTCGTCCTTTGTTTCTTTTGCTGCGTTGTCAATTTTCAACGCCTTAGAGACGGGTACAGGTGGTTCTACCACAATCAATTATTCTGTGTGGTTAGCGTTAGATGATGTTGAGTTGAAAGTACCTGCTCCGATTACGGTCCCGAGCTCTTTAGTACTGGATGCCGAGCTGCCTGAAGTAGAAGGCTTGTTCGATTTTTCAACTACAAACATAAATCAGCAGTTTTCAAATATTGCCGATTCTGCGCTACCCACAAATATTACCGGTGATAAGTTTGACACTGCCTTGAATGTTAAAGGCCTCGACAATCCCACAATGACTCTAAATGCAAGTCCTATTAAGGTTAGAGCGGTAGATTCGCTTTCTAACACTACAGGTTTAGTTAATAACTTTCGCATGGCCTTGAATCCCAGTAAAATGGTTGATCCTGGCCCAGAGTATTTTGATGTTGCCGAGGACGAAATGTCCTTGAAGTATCTTACATCCCGATGGTCTGTCCTAGCTCGTAATATAAACTTCCAGAATAACGCGGCCGTTGGAAACATTTTGTTTTCCTCCTGTATTAATCCTGGCATGTTGGGTGGAGCTTTAAATAACTCCGCCTCGCCTGTTGCAGAATACAGATGTCTTTTGGGCTTTTTAGCTCAACGGTTTTCACGTTGGCGTGGCTCAGTAAAGTTTGCGATCGAGGTAATTTCTACCCAGTATCAAACTGGTAAACTTTTCCTTGGTTTCTCACCTTACTATGTTGCCCCTGGTGGTATAGTTGCTGGATCTCCGGATCCACTTACGAACTATGGCATGATAGTTGAAATAAACAAAGGCAAGAATGTCTTTGAAGTAACGGTACCATTTTTTCATTTCGCTGAGTGGGCAACCACCCAGTGGAATCAAGCTAATGATGCACTTGATACTGATCAAGTTGGGCATTTTTATGTTGCCGTAGTTAATCCTTTGGCAACAGTGGCGGCAACGCCTAATTCTGTTCGACTTAATGTTTATGTGGCTGGAGGCGATGATTTTGAGTTCGCCTTCCCTTTTGGTCAAGGATCTTGCGCTGTTTTACAGGGTGATGTTATTGGTAATTATCGTCGAACACGTGGTACAAATACATATTCCGATATTCCTCTTTCCATCCGAGATGTGGTCCGACGACCTTGGTATTACACCTCAACAGCGCTTAATTTCTTTGGGCCCATAAAATACGCAGTAGTTCCTCTTGATATGATCTTCACAGTTGGTATAGATGACGCCGCGGCAATTCCCCCCACCTTTTTAAGGATGGGAGGAAATTTTGCTTATTGGGCGTCACTTTTCCGTGGGTATATTGGTGATCTTCGTCTTAAGCTTTTGCTTACTCGACAAGGTGCCGATAATGGTGGAGCAGCAACGAGTAATTATTATCCGCTCTATTGCACACATATTCCCACAAACTTTGCGGCTTCTGCCACGAATCCTACTAATGCGCAAGTATTAAATTCGATCAAGCTTTGGCTTGCTGAGCGCTATACCCAATTTCAAGGTGATGGTTCCGGATGGGTCTTGCAGAACACTTCAACGTCGTTCACAGATTTTCCCGGTATCGGCACTAATGGTCGAAGCGGACAAGCCCCTGGTATTGGTGCGTTTGAAGAAGTTATAGTCGATCCGATTCGTTCAATCGAGCTAGAAGTCCCGTATAATGGAGTTGCGCGTTTTGCTACGCGTTCTCAAGGTAACACTGATTTCACAACTTTTCCTATTGCTTCGGGCGAGCGCTCGCACAAAGGAGGTTGGGGATATCTAGTGCTTCACCAATGGTCAAATGGTGTCGCTGAAAATGCAGGCGATGCCACTTGGCTAGATATTCATGTTGGTGCGGGAGATAACTTTCGCTTTGGCATGCATACGGGAGTTCCAAGCTTGGTTGCTGAGAACTCTTCAACGATTAATCCAGTTGGTCGTTACACAAATTAGACAGGATTTTGGTTTTCCGTGCTTTAGGTGGGGCTTCGTTCGAAGCTGCCCCCCCTCTTGTGTGGACTATCGTTGTCCTAGTTTATTTCAATATATATAATCCTTTTCCCTGGCTTATGGATTTCATAATGCAAAAGTCTCGAAATAATTTCAAATGAAGGTGCCGTGAGGTTCCTCATTTTAAAT